GCGGCGCACCTTCTAAAAATAGTGACTTCGAAACGCTCAGTGCGTTCGTCGTCTTTGTTTCGTATCCTTGTATCTGATCGAATGTCGTCGGCGCGTCATCGCCTCGAAACACGCCGCGAAAGTTGCCTGCGTGATTGCCCATTGTAAACGATTCGCCTGCGAAGTCTTCCGCAGCGGCAAATCCTGTGATCATTTCGTCTTCAAAGCTCATGTGTAGAAACAAGTGCGGCCCGCTCGGTATTGAGCGAGCCGCGTTGATGGTTGTTGTTGGGTGTGGATTACTAATCTTTTTTGAATGTGCGCGAATCACTTTTGCGCTTCGGCGTCTTCGATGGTGACACGATAACTTTTTTCATTTTATCGGTATAGCCTTTGCGAATGTAAACAATCTCGCCGGGCTCCGTGCATGACTTGTAAGCGTAGAGACACTTGCCAGCATCCTCAGAACATTCTAAAACCTTAACGACGCCCTTTTCGGAGCGGTGGATTGTGACTGATGGTTTAAACATAGTATTTTAAATTTGGTTTAAAAAGAGCGGATCGCCGACCGGGTTCTCCCAATCCTAAAAACGATCCGCTCAAGTCAAGAGTTATGCGGATGTGATACGGTGTCCGGCTGTGCCAACTCCAACGGATGCTCCAAAGAGGACATTGACGTTGTAGTAAAGTGTGCCGTCTGCGCTATACCATTTGCGGAACTGAACTGGAAGACCAAGGCCGGGAATGATCACGGTTTCAACGTCAACGCCTGCCTTTGCAGTCATCTCGTCGGCCACGACTGTGCGGGCCGCCATGATAAGCGCGGATTTATGGAAGGCGAATGCTGCGAGATTTTCACCGTTCGCGTCTGCGAGGGTGGTTTCGTAGGTGTCGAAGTTCGCAACGCGAGGAACGATTGCGCCGGCCTTGTCTGCTGTGATGCCGGGAATTTCCGCGCTATTGAGCGACTTAACCAAACTTGCGTAATACGCAGGATTGGCGAAGAGCGAACGGCCAGACTTGAGAGTCTTGGCAGTTGTCAAAATAGCATTGAAGTCGGCCAAATCGTCGCGATCAAAGTTAGCGGCGGTGATGACTTCGGTGGATGCGAAATTGGCGTTCACAACCAAGTCCCAAATGTAACCGAATACGGCCTCGCCGACTGCTTCCAGTGCTGGCTCGACGAATAAACGATTCAAGTCGATTTCCGACTTGCTGCGCTCAAGGTCTGTGAATCCGTATGTAAAGCCCTTAAACTGGTCGAGCGTTACGGTTTTCGCAACCATAGCCACGTCAGACGAGTTGGTCTGGTAGCCAGTTGCCATGTCGCCCGCAGTGACATTAGTCGGGATGCGAGTTGTGATAGACTCGCCAGACTGAGAAATGTCAGTGGAGAAGTCGGTTGATAGTGCTGCGAGTGGGGCAAACAAGTCGGTCAAAGCCGGCAAGCTGTCCATTGCTACTTTGGCGAGATTAACGCCTGCAATTGTATTAGCCATGTTATGTGTGTGTTATTGTGGGGTGATTATTGGCCGATAACAGATTTGTTCTCGGTATAAAATTCTTGAGCGCCTTGGAAGTCGCGAGACTTCTTTAGTGCGTTGTATTGCTCCCAGAAATCCTTTTCTGTCATCTTTCCAGATGCTTCTGGTTCAATCACGTCTTCGACTGGCGGCGTGCCAGACTCGGCAAGTAACTCGGCGGCTTTGTCTGCAATCGCTTGCGCGGTTTGCTCGGTCGCTTCGACTAGTGCGTCGGCGTGCTTGGTGTTGAGTGTCTCGATTTGATCTTTGGCGATTTCGAGCAAGCCCTTTGCAACTTCCTCGGATTCGTTTGCCTTAACAAGCGCGGCGTCAAGCGTCTCGATTTGCTCTTCGCGGTCGTTCAACTTCGCGTTGAGCGATTCGATTTGCTTTGCTTGGCATTCGATTTTGATCGCGTCGAGCTTCGCCTGTGGCAGTGCGTTGAATCCTTTGATGGTCTCCATGTCGCCAATCGAAGCTGCTGCGAGATTTGCACCGTCGATTTCGTCGATGAATCCAAATTCCTTGGCTTCCTCGGCGGTGTAATAAGTTTCGGCTTCCATTGCCGCGTCAAGCTCTTCGGCGCTCAGTGTCGAGCGTGCGTAGCTTGTGCGAATGTTTGCCTCCATTTTGTCGAGCAAGTCGGCGTCTTTGCGTAGTTGCTCCGCGCCGCCCATGCTCATTGTCCAAGGGTTGTGAATCATTAGCAAAGCATTCGCGGCCATGTGAATCTCGTCGCCTGCCATTGCAATGACGGACGCCATAGAAGCGGCGAGCGAGTCAATATGTGTGATGACTTTCGCCTCATGTCGCTTGAGCGCGTTGAAGATTGTGTTTCCCTCGACAATCGAACCGCCGCCAGAAGCAATGCGCAGATTGATCGTGGAAACATCGCCAAGCTCTTTAAGCTGCGCGATGAAGTCGTTTGCCGTGACTCCCCATCCGCCGATTTGGTCGTAGATAGAGATTTCAGCCTCGGAAGATTTTTCGCCCTCCGCGTTTTCTGGTCGGCTCATATCGAACCATTTGTTTTTAGTATCCATGTTGTATTGGGTTATTGTGTCAAGTTGACGTGTTTTCGTTGTTAGATTCTGGCGGCACATCGCCGGGCATTAGCACCGTGCCAAGCTCGGCGTCTTCCAATCCGTATTTCTGGGCAATCGCTTTGCGCTCGGCTAAATACTTCGCGCGGCGGTCTGTAAATTCAATTGGATCATAACCGCGACGCGCAAGAATATCGTATTCACTTGCGACGCCAGCGCGTAAATCTTCGCGGTCCGCTTTGCGTGCGTTGCCGTCGTCAACCGTGAATTCGCGCGGCTTTGTAAAGCTGCACTTCATCCAGTCCTCTGGCAGTGTGTAGATTCCTTGCTTTGCACGTTTGGCGATCACGTATAGCGCCATGCGCTTGCGGAATCGCGCCAATACGCAAACACGATCAGTGATCGAGTCGTTTATATCACGTTGGAAAGCACGGACGCCAGCACCACCTACGGCAGATGAATCGAGCATTTCGCGCCGCCATTCCATGCCGTAAAATGCACCGGCCTCGATCTTGTCGCTGAACTTTAAAAATCCCTCGCTCGGTCTGTTCGATTCATGCGCTTCTAATTTGGAACCGTTTTTGATGTATCGAATCAAGCCGCCTTGCACAAGTTCGGACTGAAACGGCACTTGGCTCGCTCCCTGTTGACCTTGAATAATCTTGCTTGCTTGGTCAATTCTGCCGCTGTCGTTGCTTTCGATAAGCGTCAACGCGGCGTTTACTTTCTGCCCTATTTTTTCGTAGTCGCGCACCTCGGCAAGATCATACCAATCGAGCATCCCAGACGCAATCGCGGGCACGCCGCGCCCTTGGCTGAACCAGTCCGGATCGGTGATGTGAATCATGTCACGCGCCGAAACGTCGCGAAAGCTCTCCATGTCTTCGCCTAGCACGCGATATGCAACCTCAGCACCGAACTCATTGTAAATAATGCCGCTCTTGATTTTTAAGCCTTTGTATTTGCCCGACTCGACGCGCTCGCCGTTACTGTATGGATCGTTGCCGATGCGATGCGCTTCGAGCCATTGCAAGCGCGGGAAGCCCGCTTTTGTCTCGGTCAGCAATACAAATGCATCGCCGTCAACGTCGAGCGATTTGCTTTCAATCTTTACGTTTCGGCGGAATGAAAACTGCGGGCCGCGAATGTCGATCAGCCCGTCGATTGCTTCCATGTCAGCTTCGACGGCTGCGGCAAAATCCGCGTCATCCGAGTGTGACTGAAAGCGCCACGACTCGCCAAAGACTTTGCCGCTCTTTTGCTTAACCGCTCCACTGACTGTCGAGTTGCTTGTGTAAATATATCGAGCATCAGCGCGTAACATTCGCGTTTTGTGGTTGCTCATCATGTCGAGCATGTCGCCATTCATGTTGCCTTGCGCGTTACGCTGTGCGCTGGTCGATGCGGTCGGATACGCCGAGTCGTTGCCCCAGAAGCAATAATGGAAAGCCTGCTTCGCTCGCTTAGTAAATGATTTTATCGGTTTAACGGCCATAATGATTGCAACGTGTGAAACTTGCGACGGTCGTGTTTGTCACTTCGCCATCGGTATCGAGTAAATATGAAAGCAATTCGGCGTCTGTCATTTGACCGCCCGACGCGCCGCCGATTTCAATCATGCGCCACGATTCGCGCACGGTTGCGAGAAAGTCGGGCCCGTTCTGTCCTTCTGGCAGCTCATACGTAAACGATTTACCCTGCACGGACGCGGACACGACAATGCGCCCGCCCTGCTCGGCAGTCGTGTATTGCTTCGCAGCGAGCGCCTTTAGCGCCGCCACGGTTTCGACTGTCGTTTCGCCGACTTTCGCCCAAATTGAAAAAATAAAATCCCGCATAATTACTATGCGAGATCGTGTCAAGTTGACTTGTCTAGAACAAGTCGCGCAGCGAAACAAGTTCGCTTGCTAGTTGTTCTCGGATACAATTTGTTGATACCAGTTGTGATCGAAATCTGAACATGCACCTTCGGGCGTCTTCCCAAATCCAGCCACGCCTTCTTGCAGATTGATACCGTAGAGAGCGCACCAGTGGTCGCCATCTGGGTAGACCTTCGGGCGCATTAAGACGTGAGGTGCTTGTTGCGCATATTGCGTCTCTTGGAACGCTTGGCGCATTTCCATGTGTTCGTGAGCGATGTTGAGCTGTGTTTGTTCTGATAGCATGATTGTATTCGGTTGATTCAGTGTTATTAGTCGATCCCCAGAATGAGAACCAGTCAGTCGAGGGAACAAGTCCCTCACTTATTTGTTCTCAGGAGAAAAATCGCGGATCTTTTCGGCATCCTCCTTGGATAACCCCCACCCAATCTGCTCCATCGGGTCTAGTCCAAGGTCGGACAAGAACGACGGGAGTTCTTCGGGCATGTTTTCGCAGTTCCAGAACCACCACTGATCCCCCATGCTTTGCGGTGTTGAGTGCTGATATGTTATGCCAAGTTCACGCATCACCACTTGGGCGTGTCGATTTTCTCCGCATCCAAATCCTGCTTCCATTAAAGAGTATCTTAAGTGTTTCATTTATTTTATTGGTTTAGTGTTATTAGTCGATTCCCAGAATGAGAACCATACGATTGTAGAAGCGGCAGACCGTTCTACATCTCCGCGTTCTACTTGATTCGTCGCACTCTACGCTTGGCGTGTCTTGAAAATTGTCGATTACCGAATATCTCCAGCCATTCTAAAGTGCTCTTTAGGTGCTCCATCGGAACTACCTGCTGGTCGATTGTTTTCCAGACTCGACCGTCCTTGGCTTCTAATACGCAAGTGGCAGTAGAACCAGACGGAGTATTCAATTCATTTCGTTCCTCATTCATGATTATCCTTTGTAGTTCTTTTGAAAATGGCGCAACCATCGTGAAATGCCCATTTCCCCTATGACTTCCAGCACGTTCTTTTTATGCTTGTTGTTATAGTGTGATGGTTGCGCCATAAATCGAAACGTAAAGATCGCTTTGCCGTTGTCAATACAAACTATTCTTTCTCGTCTTTAGGTTTCTCACTCACCCCAATTAATCCCGCCATCGAAGCGGCGACTAATTGTTGTTTTTCGCAGTCGAACATGTGATCATGTCTATAGGTCTGCTTCCAATCGTAATAAACGCTGCCGTCTTTCGGATTCGTCTTTGCGATACGCGCCCATGAGTTGAGCTGGTTAATGTAGTTCGTGCCGGCGTTGTTTGAATACGTCCACAAACGCTTCGGCTCTGACATACCGCGCAGCGTAGCAAAGCGCGACCGCGCTTCGTTCTCGGCATACCAGAATTGAATGCAATATTTAGTCTGTCCGCTTCCGTCGGATGTGCCCTGCCATGTATCGACTGGCACTGGCTCGCTGTATATCTTGCGCAATCCGTCTGGGTGCCGAAACGGTTTGCAATTTTGACCGCGCAAAACGATCCAGCCGTTTTTCGCAGCGATGCGCTGCACTTCAGTCGTGTTGTAGTTGCCGTCAACAAATACGCCGCTTCCCTCGATGCCGTTTTGCAGGATGCCGTATTTGTCGCACATTTCGACGATGTGCGAATCACTCAGCGCCTTGTGCGCTTCGATCAATCGCGACTCGACGCCCTTCGACCATGAGCGAATGACATAGTAAAAGTGATCTTTCTGCACGTCGATTGTGCAAAATGTATAGTCCGCGTCTTTCCAAATCTCGCTGCTCGGGTAGTCGCCTTCACTGTCCTCGTCTTCTGCAATGGTGATAAATTTCGACACGTCCCACGGCTCAGCGAGTCGCTTGCGAACGAAATTTTCAAGTGCTTCCAAGTCGCCTCGATTCTTCGATGCTACGGCGTCGTGATACTGACAAGCCAAGTCGCCCCAAGGGAAATGCGCCAATGCATTGTAATTGTAAAAGTCGATTTTCTCGTCGCCGTTCGGATTGAGCTGTATGTATCGCCCCGCTTGATTGCGCTTGTGCTGCGTCGCTGGGTTGAACTCCATGCGCCCGCTGCAAAGCTGGCATTCGTAATATACGGATGCCTTGATTTTTGCATAGTCGGTTGATTGATCCTCGAAAAGAACGTCGTCGCCGCTCGCGAATTTCATGCCGCCGGGCAGCTGGTCGCCGTCTTTTTGTTTCGGCTGCGTCCAAATGTAAGGTATCATTTCGCCGCAGCAGTCGCAAGGAACGTGCCATACCTTTTGCGTCGAACGTTGCCAAAGCACGTCAATCTCGCTGCCGGCGGTCTGCCCTGAAGTGGGAAGAAACATGCGCCACGACCACGGATAAGATGAGAGCCTGTCTTTGATTTGGTCAATCCAGCCGGTTTCATAAGCCCATGATTCATCGAGCGTCACCATCTCAATTGTTTTACTGTTTCGATGCGCTAAAATGCGAGCGCCTAGCAAACGAATAAAGCCATACGGCATCGCGGTGTAATACGTCGTTTGTGCAAATCGCTCGTCGAGAATGATGTTTTTAATCGCAGGCGTGTTATTAATCAACGGCGTAAATTTGTCGTCTGAGAATTCCTTGAGCGCTTCTTTCGTCAAGTCGTAGTGAGCTTGTCTGCTCGGCGTAGTCTGCGCCGTATAGAGTTGCAACAACTGAGCGCAAAGCGTTTTGACGTGCTGCACGCTGCCAATCAATCCAGTCATGCCGCCGCGCATGGTTGCCGCGCTGCGTAGTGGCTCGCTCATAAGCGGATGTTTTGCCGCGTCGAATTTGCCGTAATCAAGCTGAATGTTCGCCTCGCACCATTCGACCGGATCGGGCTGCGTGAGTTGTTGCAGGTTGCTCATTTTTTGCAGTATGGAGCTATGTGCATATCGTGGTTATAGTGCATTCTCCGTGATCCCTTGTTGGTCATAAATGTTGACTGACCATCATTGCCGTTGGTTGCAATTATACACCATAGTGGTTCTTTTGATTTGCCATAATAGTAAACCTTATTTTTTTCTATGCGGTCCTCCACTATATACGAAGTTACAGTGTGGATGCATAGAGATGTCATTATCCAAATAAAGGCCAGTATGAATAGTAATTTTATTGTGTGTTCCATTATTTTATGATTTTAAAAAAACGGGAATCCCACCCCTTGGATTCCGCGAATTCAAATGCGGACTGTTCATCATCAAACCATTGATAGTGTTCCCACTCCCCGTAACAGTTAGATATTATTAGTTGTGATCTATTTTTCACGCTGCTAGTTGTTTTAGTTTTGCGGTTGCTTTAAATGTGTATTTGCCGTTTTCGCCAGATTGTTCTGATTTGATTAGCCCATTGGATTCCATCATGGGGAGAAATGCAACTTGCCGAGCTGTCAGATTTGCTTTGCCCTGAGTCATAAGAAGGAATGCTTGGAATAGTGATTTAGTTTTAATAATGTTGTTCATGACTCAAACCTAGTGCGCCAACTTGCATTGTCAATACAATCTCAAAGAAAGTGAAATTTATTTTTTCTTCGCCGGCTTAGTCCAAATCGCCTCCGAGTTTCCAATATACTGTTTGGCTTCCAATTGCACGCAATCGACCACCCAATCTGGCAGGCTCGGTGCGCCTTTCGTATTCATCACTTTATCGA